TCAAAGAATATTTCAGCTGTAGGTGGTCTTGATAAGTATTCTAAAAAAAAGCTATTCGCAGGAGCGTCCTCCATACTAAACCTGGTTAAGCCGTGTAATGCTCCTTTAGAACCTTCTCCATCTACAGTCCCTGATATATCATAAGAGTCACAACCAAATGCTCCCATGTGTTCATTACCAGGATATTTTATACCGTTTTTGAGTACCACTCTATTTTGTAATTGCTGAGGTGGAACCCAGCTAACTTTAAATCTACCTTTTGGATCTGGATAGAATATTACTTGTGAATCTTTTATGCCGTTAACCCATTGAAAATTACCTTGAGTAATTCCTAAAGTTCTAGACATTTCTTCATTGTAGTCTATTTGCTCGTAAAGTTTAACTAAGTTAAAAATACTATTTTTTGTTTCATCTCTAAACGCGTGCTCAGTAGTTCTTGGAAACTGGCGGTAAAATTCATTTAAAGCATCTTGATCATCTTTTAATCCATCAACTTCGTTTTGCCAGTTATCTATTACACCTACATCTATTAATTCACCGTCTGGGGCGAGGACATTGATATCAGGAGTAGTGAAAACTGGAATTCCGTACTCGTCAATAAAGCCTTCGTAGTTCCATTCCATTGGGATGAACAAAGAGTATAAACCAGACTTTGTTTGACCATTTCTATTTCTTTTAGTGACATCTGATGCATTGTATAATTTTTTAAAGTTATCACCTCCTTTATCTAAAGCATTTGATGTTGATCCCATCATACACTTACCAACTATCCTGCTACCTAACCTTAAACATGTTTTTGTAACTCTCCAGTTGTTTAATATATTATCAGGTCTTTCCCACTTACCACTTTCATCATGTACTAATAAGTTTAGTTTTTCACCGTCATAACTATTATCACCTGTGTTTTTCCAATCAATAGTTGTATCTAATCCTTGTATATCCTCTATTTTTTCATTAGCCGTTATCTTTTTTCTAGTAAATTTACTAGCAGGCACACGATAAGCAAGTTCAGATTTAGGACGATCCATACCATCTTGCACGGGTTTAAAAAAGAAAGGATAGTTTATACTTATAGGAACTACTTTATCTGTAAACATTTTCTTAGCATCTGAACCTGATTTAGATAATATACCATATCTACTATCACTTGCAAGAGTGGCTAAGTTAACTGTTTCTGCAGATGACATAAACGAAAATCCAGATCGTCTATTTTTTAAGTAACACATACCATAGCATCTTTTATCTGCTTTGCATGCTTCCCAAAATATAAAGAATAATCTATTTGCTTCTCTAAAATCAGGAGCACCTACATCTATTTTACTCCATTGTAAATACATATAGTGAGTTCCAGGTATCCAAGTTGCTTTACCATTATTAGTAAACCAAAACCCTTCATCTCTTCTTTTAAACTCTTCGTCTATATAATCAAACCACTGTTCTTTTTGATCTTCAGGATACTCTCTCCAATCAAATATATTTTTTAAACGTTGTAATTCTCTAGGTTGTTCAAATTTTACCCATTTGTTCTTGGGGTGCAAGTACACGTTTTTTGGCTGCAAGGGTAAAGCAACTCGCAAGTTTTGAATTTCAACCACTTCGCCAATTTTTCCAGTTTTTGATATAACGATAATATCATGTTCTTTATCATATCCATATTTCCATTTTTTAGATTTATTAAGTCTACTAATAGTAGTCTTTTTAATTGGTTCTATTGTTTTAACTAAACTTTGCTCGTACATTACTTAGATCTACCTTCTGCAAATCCTTTAAAAGTTTTTTCCTTTGCTTCTTCAAGTGTTTTACCTTCAAGCAAGTTTTCTTCTTCTTGGATTCTGTTAAGTATTTCAAACGCATCGAATATAGCTAGTTTTTTAGTAGCCGCTGCATTTTTAAGTCTATCTGCTGTTATATCATCTTCACCGTCAACAATAGCTTCTTTAGCAACTTTAATAAGTTCTTCTACTGCTTTATGCCCAGCTTGGATTATACTCTTCTTCGTTTCCTTGATATTCATATTTAATTGTAATAAAATTAGATAAAACTCTATATAGTCTCTCGCCGTCAACAACAAACTCATATTCACTACTTGGTTTAAAACCAACCAAGTCATTAACCTCTACTGTACCGTCTGAATATTTAACAATACCTTGTAATGGTCTTTCAGATTCAATATTAAATTGATTTATAGCTTTTAAAGGTTTTACAAAACAATAACCTTTTGGAGCAACCCACTTGTNTTTTCTTTTATATAAAAATATTTGATCGTTATTTATAAAATAAGTATTTTCGTTAAAGTAAGCTTTACTGTTTTTTTCAATACCTTTCACATCATTCCACCTTCTAAAAACGTTATGATGTACTACTACTGTATCTCCTGGTTTTATTTCTGTATGTACTGCTAATGGCGTTGATATAACTATTGCTTCTCTATTAGTATATTGGTGGTTAAAAATATCCGTATTAAGAATTAATTCAGAATCACCAACTTTTGTTTTGTTTTTATATCTATTTCCTTTTGGCGTTACAACAAAATTGTAAACGCTTTTCATTAGTACTCTAGGTTGTACTCTACAGATACAGCCATATTTTTATTAAAGTCTTTCCAAGGTAAAACATCTTTATTTTTTTTAATATAAATAGAAAACTTATCATCTTCTTCTAATATATCGCAAATAGTATGACCACCATACACTTCTTGTCCTACAGCATAGTGCATAGCGTCATTCTTATAATCTTTACCGATACTAATCTTTCTTATTAACTTTGCCATTTTCTTTTGGATAATTTATTATACCATCTTGGATGTTAATATCAAACGTACCATAATCTTTTTGAAACTCTGTTTGTAGTAAAGTTAATTCATCTCTAAGACCAGCGATGTTATGCATCATTTCGTGTTTTTGTATTTCCATAGAGCCTATTTCTAGTTGTGCTCTATTAATACTATTTACCGTGTCTTGAACTTTTTTTAACTGCTCATCAGTTATTTTTTCAGGTTTTATACCTCTTAGTTCTTTAATTTTTGCGTTTGTTCCTTTTGCTCCCATTTAATTTAATTTAAGTTAATTTTAATTTTTTTTAATATTCAAATCCAAATATAAATTCTATTGGATTTTTAAAGTTTATTGTGTCTGAGTTTGCTAGAGCTGCAGCAACACCATCTACTGTTAAAGTTGTAGCGCTATCAGCACTAACAACAGTACCTATTTGTGCTCCATCTTGTGCTTGTACAACATCACCTTTCATAAATACATTTCTAGGATCTGTGCCACTTGTTGTTAATTGTGTTTGTGCTGTAGTTGCCGCTTGACCACCTCCTTGGTTAAGTGCTACCGCAGTTCCAAAATCTAAAGCGCCTTTAGCTATACCAGCTAAAAAAATAGTTTGNGTACCAGCTTCAAAAACGGTTGAGTTATTATCAGTTGTATTTCTATAAGGTACTGAATCACCTTGAAGTATTATACCATTCATTTCGCTAGCATCTTTAGATGTAGACAAAACATTGTACGCTAGTAAATCTTCATCGTCTTTCATAGATGAAGTATCTATAAGTTTAAAACCTATCATATGTCTTCTAGCTTTTGTTGCTCTAGCTTGAGTTGTAGCTCCGTTTACTGTTCCTAATGAAGGTGGTGCTTCTCCGTTAATACTTTTTGCAAAAAACAATTCTATATCATGATTGTTACCATCAGCACCATTAGTGCCTAACATCACAAGGCTTATTGTTGTTAATTTAGCTGCTCCTCTAGGTATTTGAAAAGATACCCAATCAAAAAGTAAATCAGCATCAGCATAAGCTGCCTCACCATTCCCTTTTTCTACAATAGGCACATTTACCGAATAATATTTTCCTGTCATAATTTTATTTTTTTACTTTTTCTAGTGATCTACCGCCAAAATAAGCACCGATCACGGTTATTAATACTATTTGTAATAGATCTATATAAGCATCTTTTACGTTAAATTTTATTGCACCAGCATCAATAAATATTAATAGCATGGTGCATACTATTAAAAATATCAAAACCATAGGCCTAACATTTTTACTAAGCCATGAATCTGATTTTAAATCTGCTTCCCAACGTGATGTAATGTTTTTTTCCATTTCCATCTCGTAGTTAGCCATTAATTCTTTTATTTTTCTTTCTGCTTCTAGTTTTTCTTCTTTAGAAGTATGTAGGTTGTCTATAACACCTCCTACACTTTTAACCAAGTCAGCAGCTCCGCCTGAAAATAATTTACCTAACATGATTAATTAGAAAAAGTTGTACCGGTTTTAGGTCCATCTTTAAAAAATTTTCTACCAACTGGTTGAGTTATTTCTTTTTGTTTCTTACCTTTATTTTCTCCGGCAATTTCTCTTCTATTTCTTT